AAATGATACTGGTTTAGTTGTAGTCATTTCAGTTGCACTATCAACACTCGCAATTTTAAATATTTCTTTTATTGAACCGCCTGCATTAATAATCAGAATTTTGTCACCGGCGGCGTATGTGTCACCTAGTGCCGTACCGTTAATTGTTGATGTACCATTAACCATCGTTACACCAGCTGCTGTTCCACCAGTGAGTGATAATGTTTGATATACTTCTTCACCTTGAGTAAATCGACCATCCCAATCTGAAAGCGTAAGGAATTCATGATCGTTATTTGTTAGCGTTACAGTACCATCTGATGCGCTAAACTGGTGGCGGTATAAAGTGAATTTTAAATCTTCATCTTGTACTGATTTCCAAGCTCGGTTGTTTGTTGATGTAAAGAGAACACCGTCACCCCAGTCTTGAACAACTGCTTGACCGTTTGTTGCTCCCGGAGTTAAATCAACACCACCAACTTTAGATGTAAATACTAAGTAATTAGGATCGTTCGCATCCGGTTGAACAACAATTGCATATTCTTTTTCAATATCCAATCTGATTGGAACATTAAATGTAATCGTTGTTACCTCTGATGCATCGTCTGAAACATTAACATCAGCTGGATTTAAATGAACTTTAGAGAATGGCATAATAACTGACGAAGGATAACCGTTGACAACTTCACGTAACATAATAGTTACGCCGTTAATTTCACTTTTACGTTTAAAGAATACATCAACTTTAGAAGCAAATACTGATGTTGCCCCTTTACCCATGCCTTCTTTAATAAAGAATGTTTGTGCTAGCGGATCAATTGCGAAAGGTCTTCCTGCAACTGTTCTCGTTGTCGTTGATGTTATGACTGAAGTTTCAGGCATTCTTACTGATGAAGTTAAGCTAACTTTGTCAACATTAATGTTATATGCGTTATACGATAAATCACCGCGTGATGTTTTTGCAGAGTCAATGCTTGAGTATTGGCTAACGTCAACAACTGTTAATTGTCTTTCGCCAACAAAGAATGTACCTGATGGTAATTCAAACACGGCTCTTAATACACCATTAGCATCGGTAGTAACCGCGGCATTTAATGCTCCAAATTTTTCAACATCTCTTGCTCTTGTTGCTGAGGTGGTCCCAGGTCTTACTCTGTTATTTACGTCAACTTTATCAAAGAAAAAGTAATGTCGAGTATTAGGACGTAAGCCTGACATATAAACTTTAATATCTCTTGCTCTCATATATGGTTCAAATTGGAAGTCAGAAACAAAATCTCCAACACTTGAAGTTTGTTGATTTGATCCAACATTAAGAGCTGTAGTTTGAGTAGTAGTTGATGTTACATCTTGCCAAATATTATTTCTAACTCTGTTTCGTACTCTACTTGCAGCCGTAACGACGTCTCGCGTCATTGGAATAAACGATTGTAAATCTTCAATAAAGTTATTAAATGGCGCAACAATATCAAAATCTAATCTCATAGGATTAGTTGTTACATCTTGTGCCATATCGTGGTCTGGAGATAAAGCACCAACACCGTCATATGACCAGTAATTTGATACACAATTTCTAAAGTTTGTAGCATATGTCTGCGATAATACTTTAACGTTTGCATTTCTTGTCAAGGATGCTATGTCTGCGTCGTCTGTTGTTGGGAAGATAGACGCTGATGAAGTTGATTTATATTTTAAATCTAGTGGAAACGTTCTTAATGCAGGAGTAAGTGTTTTTGTATCACCGCGAATAGCTGCCGAGAAATTAGGGTTTTCTAAATTAGCAATAGTAGTATCATTAAATGGATCTACTAGGAAACCGTTTTTAAATCTTGTTAAACCATTTTCATCAATAACATTTAAGTTTTGAGTGTCTGCCTCGAGTTGGCTTAGGCTAACATAATATTCTAAATTATCTACTCGTTTTTCTACGCTAGCAATATCTTCCATAGTATATGTTTTCGTACCAGCAGACTTAGCAGTAACCGCATAGTATGACTTATTTTGACTTGACGCTTCTACCGGAGATAGTGCTGGATAACCTGGGATTGTAATATGAGAGATAAGGAATTGGTCTGCGCCAATTTTTGGAGGCGAAGGAATTTGTTCTTCTTTACCTTTAACTGTAGCAACTACGCCATATGAGTCAATAATAACTGCATCAGTACGAGCGTTATAAGTTTCAATTTCAGCGTTGACATTACCATTAATTTGTGGTATAATATAATCATTAGTACTAAATGTTGGCTGTGATGCTCCAACCGCGGCAGTAACAACCGACGCAGCTCCTTCAGTCAATGCAGTGTAGCTTGCCCCAGCGCTAAGATCAGCATATGGTCTAAAATCAATACATTCTCTTAGTCTATATGTTGTGCCAGTCGTTGATTTGTATACACCCATGTCTGATGTGCGAATTTTTTCACTAGGTAATATTGCAGTTGTATCATCAATTGGATAACTGTCAATAGTAAAAAAGTTTGAACCAGTTGAGTTATTAATTTTAAATACTTTAAGTTGTACTGTATATGTACCTGATGTTGGAACCGGCCGACCTGGGATAAGTTCCATAAAAGAGATATCATAAAAATTGTCTTTTTGGTTTTTATTTAATCTAAAGCTTTCAGTAAAATCATTACCAAGACTATCTTCAACGCTTATAATGCTGTGTACATCAGGAAATCCAAGACTATATTGAGATACGCCATTATCCCAAACAAATTTAATATATGGATTAACTAATACTTTATTATATGCTGTTGCGTCTGTATTGTTGAATATTCTTTTGTTATAATAAACCTCGGCAACAGGATCTGAATTATCTGCTGGGTCTAAAGTAATTGTAAGAACTGAATTATTGAGTGATGTTGTATAACTTAGTACATTAATAAGAGTATTAGATGCGTCTACCACAACGATATCGCTTTGGTCAACTGCAAAGTCTTCGTTTGCTACGGCGTTAATAACAATTTCATTACTTGAAACATTTACACTTGATGCATGCGCACGAACAGGAATAATTAAATCAGTTAAAGTTTTAATACTTCTTGCACCAGTATCAAATATTGTTGGCGCAGTGTTTGTACCTTTGATTTTTGATCCGGAAGGAATTGTGATAACGCCTGCAGTGCCAACGATACGTTCAACATTAGCAAATGTATATGATGGGTAGAGTAATTTAACACCAAACAAATACAATCTTGTAGGAGTAATGTTTTTAGCAAAAGCTTCGCCAATTTTTGTGCCGTTTGCGCGTTGCAGTTCTAGTGTTTCGTATTGTAATCCAATAGTACCAGTAATTGCAGTAACGTCAACGTATCCACCATAATTAAGAGATGTTGACTCATTGGCTTGTACGGTGGTAGTAGTAACTTCATCAATTACTGTATCTTGGAAACCTTTGTTTTCAATTCTATAACCTTTAATATAAGCTGAGCCTTTTCCGACAAGTGCCGTAAGTTCATCATCTCTGCGTTCTACTAATACTTTAAAATCATCAACAATGTAATCGCCGTTTGTTTCATATGTACGTTTGGCTAGTTCTTCATTAACAGAGTTAAATTGTGTAACGTCTCTAAGCGTAACGGCCGAGCCATTCTGATACCTAATTAATGTAAAGAACCCTGCGTCAACATCAGCAACTGCGGTTGTCTTAACGGTTAATGTTGGAACCATTTTAAATCTATCAGCACCCGGAGCGTTTTCATTTTCTGAACCGTTTGCGTTATCAAATAGGCTGCTATCTTGTAGTGAACTAACAATTGTTTCAGAAACTTCATAGCCAACTGATAAGTCGTCAGGTTGGTTAGTATATGGAGAAACAACAAGCGTTTGGTCAGCAGCGAATAAGAAGTGACCTTTTTGGAATACGACACCAGCTGCAGCTTGAATACCAAATGATTTTCCTGTTGGAGTTGGAAGCTGTGTTACCTGAGTTGTTTGAACATTAAGTTGTGTTTCAATAATAGTTGAACCATTATAGCGATACTTATTAATTGTAAGTTCTTCACCAGCAATAAACGATTTATAACCACTTCCTTCGTTTGTGTTTAAGTAGTTAATAAAAAATGTATTAAGGTTTGGCGGACGAGTTTCAAAACCACGAGCAGCGGATACGATTGATGCCTTCAAACCGGAAATTTGTCCTTCAACCTCATACTTAGTTTCGATAGAAGTTGTAGTACCAAGAATTACTTCGTCTGCAACAGAAGGGATAAATGTTTCTGGGTCAAAACCAGTTTTGTCTGTTAGCTTAACAAATTCTAAACTATTTAAATTTGTAAAGTTACACCCTTTAACAATGCTACCTTCTTGGTAAATATTATCACCAAATTGCTCAACTTGATTTTGAAGAATAGTTTGTAGCTGTGTAAGCTCGCGGGCTTGAATAGCGTAAGCAGGCTTAAACAGAATTTTATAGAACTGCTTTTCTATATTGAAATCATCAAAATATGGAGCAATATTTAAATTTTTATTAATAGGCATCTATCATGTTTCCTTAAAATTCTAATACTAATTTGTATTCTTCCCGTGAGGTTCTTGTACGAACGAGAGGAACAAAATCTTCCATGAAGTATACTTGCCCACTTCTTTGGATGTAATCTGATTCTATCGTATTATTGGCTTGTGGACTATTTATTATAATTCTCTGACCCGTAGAATTAACAATTGCAGCAGTTGGGTCAAATGATATATCGTTATTTGCTTGGTTAGTAAATGGACCCATATAGTTTGAGATATACGCTGTGTTAGCTGTATCGTCAACCTCGTGTATTTTACCAGTAAATGTAATTTTATTTGATGAGTCTAATTGAGTAACAACATCACCTTCAATAGCATATATGATGTCGTTTGTTACAATTTTAATTCTATTATCAAATACGTCTGGTGTATTTGCGGTATTGGCTGAAGCACTCACAAATTCTGGATTTTTAACAATACCAATATTAGAGTAACTGCTTTCTGAACCAATTTGATTATTATCAGTTTCTGTAATATATCCATATAAAAGAATATGACTACAATATAATTCATCAATAAAGTTATAACCGTGTCCACCGAATGGTGAAAGAACTGGTCTTAATTCTACTCTAACATCAACAGAGTTAGGATCTTCTGGAGCAAAATCAAACTCAGGATCTTTAACTGATGCAGTTAAATTAGTATAACCACTTCCTGGGTTAAGGATAATAATATTTGTTATTTGTCCATTAATTACCTCTGACTTAGCAATGCAGCCACTGCCGTCTCCCTGTAATTCAACAGTTGGGATAATTGAAAATGTTGCAATGTTTGAAACACCGTCACCGCGTGGATCACCAATAACTCTTGCTCTTCCAAGTCCTGAATTTGGCTCATATTCATATGTATCAATTTTATATAGGTAGGATACGCCGTCTGGATTGGTAGCATATATTGTCATACCTGCATAAAAATTTTGAATTTGGTTAATATTAGAAGCTCTTAATAACATATCACCAGAGTTTGAAGGTGATGCTGCCATAAAACCATCTAAAGAAGGATAACCATTGTTATCAACTGGGTTTTCAATAAAGATGTCTGATAACTCTGAGCCATATACAACAGCAGCAGAGTTTGCATATGGGTCTGGATTTATTTCAAAATCAACAGGTAAAGGGATATAACCGATTGCGTTATATGCTTCAAACTCATTTGATTCAATAGCATACATAAATTTCCATACGTATTTATCAGCTGTTCTATATATTTGGTCTGTTGTAAATGCATTCCAGTTTGGTGGAGCAGATGAAGCGCCGCCATTATTGTTATATAAACATTTAAATACTCGATAGTCACCAGTATCGTTATCGTTTGGACCTACAACAGCGTAAAACTTTTCACCATCTAAATCAATCCTATCATCGTATTGAACGTAAGTAGCGTCTTTCTGCCAAGGATGGTATTTAATCATAAACTTA